ACTTCACCACCCATCTGCATATCCTGTCTCATAGCATCTGCTTCAGCTTCGGCATCTTCCATCATACTTTGTAATCTGTCCGCGCCTATTTGCTCTGTAGCTTTTGCTGTAAAGACAAACTCACCATCCGATAACCGTGCAGGTATCGAATCGGAGACTCCAGAACCTGGGCCGTCAACTGGCCCTGATCCTGCGAATTCCATAGCTGTATCCATAACTTTATCAAACATTACGCTTAGTTCTGGATCAGCTTCTAATTTAGTCATTAATGTTGTTTCTTCTTCTGGAGATAAAGATTGATCTATAATAAAATCTAAGTACTCATCTTCCATTTGTTCGTCAGGCATCATATCCTGTTCTTGCTCTTCCATCATAGGTTCTTTTTCTGTAGGCATTAGCATAGCCATTTGAGCATCTACATCTCCACCTTCTGCAAAAGGTGACTTATATCCTTCTTCACCTTCATAAAAATCTCCTCTTGCCAATCTTTCTTTTTCCATTTGAGGAAAATTTTTTTCGTATTCTTCACGGTTTGCTTTATAATCCATTAACTCTTTTTGAATTTTTCTTATACCAAACACAGTCGCTGCTTCTTCTTTACCGGGATGTCGTTTTAAAAATTTTCTAACATCTTCTGCAGTATTTAAAAATTTATCTATAATAGAAGGAGGCGTTTCTTTTACACTATAATCAACATATATATTACCTTTTGAATCTTGTGATAGTGTATTCCAATTAGGATTTGTTCCTTTCTTCCAATCTTCCATTGACTTAAAAATTTGAGAGTTATCAGAATCGGCAATTAAAATTTTACCATCTACTTTTACTTCTTTTCCTTTTTGATACCCCATTCGCTCTACAACTTCTGGAGCTTCTTTTCTTAGAGCTTCTATTCCTTTACCGCCTTTTTTCATACCATATCTCTTTTTCTTTTCGATATTTGTTTTTTCCCAAGTATTCTTTTCTGTCATAGCTCCCCCTGATTTTTTCTTGTCTCTTTCTTCTACAACAGGAGCTACAGATACAGCTACTCCAACAATCTTTTTATCTTTTTTCTTTTTCTTTGCCATAATTACCTTATATAACTTAATACTTGTTTAACTGTACTACGAAGTTGGATTAATCGTTCCAGAGAATTGATCCTCCCCTGGCTGCGGTATATTTCCAGTTCCGATGTTGCCACCGCCAGTACCTGTAACTCCAAGTTCTTGAGGTGCTTGAGGTATTCCTCCAGCTCCTTCCATTGTTTGTGGTTCACTAGAGAGTTGAGTTTCTTCGCCTGTGTTTTGTCCAGCATTTTGCATACCTATTATTTGAGCCATAATAGCTGCTTCTTCAGGATCGTTGAGTATTTCATCAGGATCTAAATCTAAGCTATAGGCTAGTTCACTTATTAACTTAGAAATTTTAACAAAAGGAGCAATAGCAGGACTTTGTGCAGTTTGTAAGAACATAGTTAATCTTTGTGATCTTACTTCTTTCTGCATAAGACTGTTTGTTCCAGAAGCATTTATTTCTAAATCGCCTTTAACATCCATATCACCTTCAAAGAACTGCATGTTCCATTGAAAGTAAGCTTCCCCCAAAGGCTTCAATAAAAAGTCATCTAGGTTTTTAACAACAGTTTTAATATTTAAACTCGCTGCACCTAATAGCATTGACATTCCAGAAGCTGTCCTTGTCATACTCTGAACACCTGTTTGTCCGTGTGAGTATGATGGTATTCCTGTTTGTTCATCTGCAAGTTGTCTAAACTTGTCAAACATCATCATATTTTCATTAGATGTGTTTGGAAACTTTAATCCGTGTATAGCTTGACCAGGCATCCCTGCTTGTCTGCGGAATATTTTTCCTGGATATATTTCCATCGACTGTCCACCTACTAAAGCAGACTCATCAATATCAAAGACTACAGAGCCTGATAGAGCTAAGTTATCTACTGCCATTCTTGCGTGACCATTCATCACTTGTTGGCTATCGTCCATATTCTCAGCTACACCAATACCAAAGAAGTTGTAAGGGTTTCTTTCGTATGGAAAAGCGTGATAAGGAATACGATAAGGAGTAAATGGATTTATTACTGCTCGTAATAATTTATCACCAGTTATCCAAGCATTTATCTGTACTTCATCTAAATCATCAATATCATCAGGGAGATCAATGCCTACTTCTCTAGCATACTCCGCATCCATTATTCCCCAATATTCTAGAACTTCGTAGTTCCCTTGATAGTCTTCACTACCTCTGGAATCATCTTTTAATTTACTTTCAAAATCTTTTTCTTCGTAGTTAGGCCCCATTTGTAGACAATCTCTAATTGCATCTTCATCAAAGTAAGGCATGTTGCGTAGCTGTCTAAGCTGACTACGATTCATTTTATGGCGGTGTATTACAAACTCACACTCTTCCATATTAGTTGCTGCAGGATCAGGATAAAAATCCCAACAACTTACAAATTCTATTCTAGGTACTCTAACTTCTAAAGGATTGTAAGCTCTTTCACCTTCTTCCGTTTCTTCCCACTTGTGTAGCTTTTTATTAAAATTAAAAGGCCCTTTAACAAGACCTGTGCCTAACATAGCAGCTTCTAATAAAGCATTTCTTATTTCGGAAGATCCACTTGATTCTTCTATTTGATCGTGGATAAGCTTTTCCATTCTTCTTGCAGCTTTTTGTGCAGGATTAATATCAAAATCAGCAGGGTTTGCACTATTACCCTCAACTAACATATCGTCTGCTAAGTCTTCTATAGTATCTGAAAACAAACCTCTTCCAAAAGTAGCACCAGGTTTTAAAGTTCTTCCATCACCTTCGTATCCTATTTCATAAGGATTTTCTTCTTGAGGAGGATCTTCAAGTCTATTACCTATGTTATCAGGCATTGAAGATTCAATATCAGGAGCAGGATTATTAATATCTAAATGAGCTGAACCGTACTCTCCTTCAGGAACTTTAGTTTCATTTACACCTATAGGAAACTTACCAGTTCCAAATATAACATCTACAAGCTGACCAAATGCAGCAAGTACTTTTGTTTTTGTAACCTTTACAAATATTCTAGACTTTTCAGACTCTCTAAACTTAACAGAGTTGCTATACATTCCACGATAGTTTTCATATGCTCTTAACCATCTGCGCTCATCCATATCTCTTTTGTCTTCGGCTTGAGCAAATCTAGATTTTATTATTCCTACTAGATTAGATTGTTGATCTTCTTCAAGTTTTAAAATACTGCCTGTTTCGCCTTCGACTTCTTCGTAGATGTTATCAGCGTTTAAAAATGTATTTTCTTTTTCTGCCATTTACTAATATCCAAATGTTGAGTCTGACGGTTTATAAATATCACTTTGTATTCTTAACCTTCTGTCATACGGATGATCAACTCTTGGTCTGCTCATTAATAAATAACGTAGCGCATCATAAGCGTGATCAGAAGCCTTAGTATCTACATCTTCTGAATTAGTTTTAGATAATGGAATACCTTGTAACTCTCTAATTAAATTAGTACAACTACTTACAATCTGTAGTCTTGGTCTTCCTTCGTGTCGCTTTCTTAAATGTTCGTGTATCTGAACTTTACCTGCAACTCTGTTTTTATCTGCCCTTCTTAACTTATGACCTGCATTGACAAGTGTTTCTCCAATAGTAGGCCCTGAATAACCTGTTCTAGCCCATGCAGCAGTATCTAATACTCCTGGTATAGACTTAACTTCACTTTCTTCCATATATGTTATTTTATCAGCTAACGCTTTCCCTGTAAGACCTTTCTGGTAGAGTTCTCTATATATTATGATGGTCTTGTCTTCGGGATCAACGGCAGCCCATAAACAACAACTTTCTGCAGCATATCCATAATCTATGCCTTTTATTCTTTCCCACCAAGACGGTATTTCAAAAGGAGCTATAATATGTGTTTCTCTTTCAAACTCTGCAAACGCTGCTCCCTCTGCAATATCCCAATTACCTTCAAGTAACTGTTTGCGTTGAACAGCAGGAAGCGAGTTAAGCATCCTTTCATATTCACCATCTTCAGCTAGATAAGGGTTATCCTGTAATCTAGCAGGGATAAATTTTCTTGTAAGTCCATCGTGTCCTATAAAAGCCTTATTAGATTCCGATGGCAATACATATCTTTTCTTTACCCAATGCGCACCCACTCCACCTGGGTTTGCTGTGCATCTAAGATAAGTTTTAAGATTAGGATCTGTAGTTCTTAATCTAGACGCTAGATAGTTCCAACCAAACTCTGTTGGAAGGTGTGTTATCTCGTCAAAGCCTATCCAACTGTATGCTTGTCCTTGATAACGATAAACATCTGAGTCTCTTTCTAAGAATCCAAACTCTATCTTTGCTCCGCTAGGAAAGTTCCAGAGTTTTTCTACTTCTCTAAACTTTGCTCCTTTAAAAGCTTTAGGATAAAGTTCTCTCGACTTATCTATTAATTCTCTTAATTCAGGCATTGACCTTCTAAGAATCAATGCTCTGTGTACTGAATTGTGGCAATAACGCAATGGATCTATTAACATTGCATAGCTTTTACCACCACCAGCAGCTCCACCATATAAGACATCCTTTTCTGGTGCAGCTAAAAAATCTTTCTGTGGCCCTTCGTTGGGCATAAACTCAACATAAGAACCTGTGTCATCTAAATGTTTTTGTATAGCATCTGGTAATTGTTTACTTTCTGCTTCAGTAATAACATTAGATGTTAAAACTTTTTTACTTTTATCTAACTCTTTTTCTGCTTTCTTTAAAGATCTCCGCAACTTTGTTACTTTAGAGTTCTTTTTCTTTAAAGCCTTCTGAGCATGTAACGCTGCTCTAACGTCTGATAACTCAGAATTTTTTGGTCTACCACGTTTTTTTTGTGGAGTTCCGTCCTTCTTTAGTATATAGTTCCCTTGAGCATCTGTCAAGTATTTATTTGGATTTTTTTCCCAATCTTCCATATACTTTATCTACATGTTTCTTTAAGCCCATGCGACTGATCTTTCTACCTGTCTCAGCTTCCAACCAATCGACTCCAATACCTAAACTTATTTCATCTTTATTTACAGCTTCTGCAACCTCTTTAAGTACACTAAGTTCAGAAGGTATAGGTTTTAAGTAACCATCAACAGGAGACAACTCATAACCAAAAGGCACAGTAGAAGAGGTTCGTCTGACATATTCATCTGGAATTAACATACCCATATCTTTTAGTTGCATAAACAATCCGCCAAGACTGCTCACCACTTAACCTTATGCGACCAGTATCTTGCGCTCATCTTACTAGGTTTAGCATCCTGTGCGTTATGTCTTGCATAGTAACTTCTTTTTCTAGCTTTATCTTTAGCAGTTTTAGGATTCTTACCTGCTCCTCTTACTCCTTGCTGTCCAAAGCGAATTAGTTTTAATTTATGCCCTTCCTGTGCTAATACCATGTGTGATTTAGTTTTATGGCTAGGAGTTCTTTTAGGTTTGTTTACTCCTTTTAATCCATACTTTTTAAGCATAGCCTTCTTTCTATTTTCGTGAGCCATTATTTCTTTTTCCTTTTCCTTCCTTTCTTTTTATGCAGTCCGTGTCTAGCGTGTTGCTTCCCTGCAGCAGTTGCAGCTCTTTTCTTTTTATTAGCTGCTGCTAGTTTTTTTCTACCTGCAGCAGTAGATTTAAGTTTTTTAATCTTGGCAGAAGGAGCATAGACTTCACCAGTTTCAGAAGACTTCTTACCGCTTGGCGTTCTCCATTTCTGTTTAGTCCATTTTTTTAAAGACTTCTGAGACTTTTTAAGTGCCACTACTTACCCTCTTGCTTTTTTCTTTGCAGTTTTACTTAGATCTTTAAAGTGATAAAGTCTTTTACTTGTTTTAGTATGAGTCTTATTAGAATGAAGCTGACCATTAGGCATTTTATGTGTGTTGCCTTTAAACTCAGTACCATCTCTAAAGTAATGTTTAACTCCTTTAGCCATTACATTTTTTCCATATCTTGTATTGATTTGTAATCAACTGTTCCACCCATCATCATTTTCTTGCGTTTAGAACCATACATTCCACCGCCCATCATCTTTTCTCTTTTCTTTGGTCTACCTTTTTGGCTACCATATGTTCCTTTTCCCATTGGCATTATTTGTACCCTCCACCTTTTGCTTTGTATTGTTTAGCTAACATCTGCGCTTTCCTGGCACTCCATTGTCCGGGACGACCACCTTTAGAACCTGCTTTAATTCTTTCAAACAATCTTTTTCTCATAGTAGGCTTAGTGTAGTTACCTGCTTTGTTGACTGTTGATTTCTTCTTTTTACTTCTTTTGACGGCCATGCTTCCTCATTTGCGAAAACGCTTCTTTATATTTTAGCTGTTCTTTACGCTGTTTAAAGTTATACTTCTGTTGTTTCTTTGCTTGTCTTTTAAACAGACTGTCTCTACTTACACTTCTCATAGAGGCATTTTAGATCTAATTTTTTCCCATAGTTCAGGTTTTTTTCTTTTTATTACAACTGCAGCAACTACAATTACAAATAAAGATATGATTAGAAAATCCATAGTATTATTCCTCTTGTTCAATAACAGTATAATGCTCTTGATCTATTTCAATGGGAGCTTTATCTGGCATTAAGAAGAT